CACCTTGGCGTTGTCTATCTAATTATGCATAAATGGCGTAGACTACACCCAACATTCAATACCGTTGTTACGAAAGGACTCGTTGTCCGTAGTATGAATATAGGTAATGTTACTAAGAAATATAATAAGGCCTTGTGTAATAAGGTTCTTAAGCTGTGTGCAGAAGGTAAATCAAAAGGTTCTGTATGTCTTGCCCTTGGTATAACATATGATACATTACGCAAATGGCAAGACGATCACGCAGACTTTAAGTTAGCTGTTGAAACCGGTAAGCTACTTGCACAAGAACATTACGAACAGTTAGGATATGAAGCCATGTTAGGTAAGATCAAAGACTTCGATAGTAAGATATGGACAACCACAATGAAGAACCGTTTCGACTATAGTGAGAAGACTGAAGTAAGTGGTAACCCAGACAAGCCATTGCACACTGGCATTGTATTAACTTTTGTGGATAATGAGGCCGATAATGACGAAGAATCGCCTCAAGATGATAAATAAAAGTATAACAAAGGAGAGATGTTATGTTTAAATCAATTCTAAAAGGAACACAGGCTACTATTGTATACATTACACTATTCAGGCAAACGAGAAGAGGTCATTGCAAATGGCAAGATCCAGTAACGAACTGTATGTTATAATGACAGCACTTCAAAGCGACAAAGTATTAGAGATATATGATGTTCACTTTGAAGTACAGTTACCTAGAATACTCTTAGAGTTCTTAGAATCAGATCACGACTTAGAAGAAGATGAAATGATCTTATTGTTTAATAACTTAGGTGTATCAATGTACAGAGCTATTAAAGACAATGCTCCACCATCAGATACAAAGATATGGAACTTCAAATGAATACAATGGAAGAAACTAATAACTTCCGAGCATTCCAATTGGAATGCGAAGTACGAGCAGCTGAACAGGATATTAAAGAGTTATCTAAGGCTATTACTAACTTAGTGTCACAGAACAAGTGTAGACTCAAACTAATAGAAGACTTAAGAAAATGAATCAATTAGAAGTAACAATACCAGCACATTATAAGATGTTATATCAACCGCGCCGTTATAAGATAACTTACGGTGGTCGTGCTGGTGGTAAGTCGTGGGCCATTGCCTTTGCTTTATTAGTACTCGGCGCTGAGAAACAATTACGCATCCTATGTACTCGTGAGTTCCAGAACTCTATTAGTGATAGTGTCCATAAGTTACTATCAGATACAAACGATAGGTACAACTTAGGATACGACATAACCAATAACAGTATTAAACATCCAGTAACAGGGACAGAGTTTATGTTCTATGGATTGAAGTCTAACATTACAAAGATTAAGTCACTTGAAGCTGTAGATATATGTTGGATAGAAGAAGCAGAGACTATTAGTGAACGCTCACTAGAAGTACTAATACCAACTATTCGTAAGGACGGAAGTGAAATATGGATGTCATTCAACCCATTTGATGAGAACGATGCCGTATACAAAGAATACATCGTACCGTACTTGGACCAATTAACAGCAGACAATGAGTACACAGATGCAGAACATTGGATAAGGAAGATTAATTACACAGACAATCCATACTTACCAGAGACCATACAAAAGGAAATAGAATTAGTCAAAGCTACCAATTACCGTAAGTACCAACATATATACATGGGCTTACCAGTAGGTAACGATGAGAACTGTTTAATAGATCCATTATGGTTCGATGCCGCTATTGACTCACATAAGAAACTTAATGTACAACAGCGTGGTGCTAAGGTAATGGGATTTGATCCGGCTGATGAAGGTAATGATAATAAGAGTGCTGTTTACCGTTATGGTACCGTAGTAGAGAAACTAATGGATTGGGATGAAGGTAACTTAGAAGAAGCCGTAGAGAAAGTATATAACCAAGCTGAAGAACTTAGGGTCCAGGAAATCGTATATGACGGTACCGGTATTGGTGCTGGTGCTAAGATAAAGTTTAATCAATTTGATCCAAACGATAAGATAATTAAAACATCATTCATTGCAGCATGTAAGCCAGACTTTGAAATGACTAAATACAAAGATGATATACTAAATAAGGATATGTTCCGTAATAAGAGAGCACAGTACTATTGGTTATTAAGAGATAGGTTCGAATTAACATACAGGGCAGTAGAGTTTAATGAGTACGCCGATCCTGAAGATATGATTAGTATTAGTTCAAAGTGTGAACATATTGATCAACTTAAATCAGAATTAACAAAGATTGAACGCAAACGAACAGGAAACAATCAACTAATATTAATTGAATCCAAAGCCGATATGCGTAAAAGAGGAATGAAGTCACCGAACATTGCAGATGCACTTGTATATTGTTTTGCAAATATGGGTGTACATAAAACTAAAGCCACAGGCACACCAAACATAGTGTTCGCTAGTCAATGGTAAATAAGCTACATAAGAGAGACATAATGAAAAAGAAAAGTAAAATAGATTTAGAAAGTGTACACTCAGATGCCTTAGCAGCATATGAAATGTCATTCAATGCTGAGAAGGATGAAAGAGAGAAGTGCTTAGATGATATGCGCTTTTGTTTTGTTCCTGGAGCACAGTGGGAAGATACTGCTACTACAGCACGAAGTGATCGTCCACGCTTTGAAATTAATAAGGTAATAGTACCTGTTAATAATGCAATTGGTGAACAACGACAGAACCGTATTAGTATTAAAGCTAGAGCAGGGGATGGCGGCGCATCTAAGGATGTTGCAGAAACGCTTACAGGATTAATACGAAACATTGAATCTAAATCGCACTTTAACGATGTTAAGGATACTGCATACAAAGAAATCGTAAGTGGTGGTATTGGCGCATGGTGTGTTACTACAGAGTACGAAGATAAAGACGGCTTTGATCAAACATTAAAACTAAAAGCAATTAAATCAGCTGCCGCTTCAGTATTTTATGACTCAGCTTCTAAAGATGAACTAAAGCGTGATGCACAATGGATAATGGTTACTCAGGATATGGGTGCTAAAGCATTTAAAAAGAAGTATCCAGACGCTACTATTGGAGAGTTTGCTAAGTTACCAAGTGGTAATTTACAAGATTGGCAGACTAGAGACACTGTTAGAATCGCAGATTATTGGGTTAAAGAACCTTGTACTAAACATATATCATTAATGTCAGATGGTCAAACACTTGAAATGAATGATGAAAACAAATCAGTTATGGATGAACTTATGCAGGCTGGAGTAACAGTAGTTAACACTCGTCGTATTAGTTCACATAAGGTTGTTATGTATAAGCTATCAGCACATGAAGTACTAAGTGGTCCACATGCTTGGGCCGGTGAACACATTCCAGTTGTTCCAATCTTTGGCTTTAATGTTTGGATAGATGGTATGCATTACTACAATGGTATGGTTCGTCATGCTAAAGATCCACAGCGTGTATATAACTATGCAACATCACAAGCAATTGAAACATCAGCACTTAGTCCCAAAGACCCTTATTGGTTAACAACTACACAAGCACAGAATCATGAAGCACAGTTTGCTAACTTTAATGTTAAGAACAATCCGTTTATGTTTTATAATGCTGATCCAGAAGCACCTGGAGCACCACAAAGAACAGGCGCACCTAGTGTACAACAAGCATTAATATCACAAGTACAACAAGCAGATATGGATATCCAGGCTACCACAGGACAGTACAGTCCATCATTAGGTGACGATACTACTGATCAAAGTGGTCGTGCTATTCTTGCTTTACAGAAGAAGAGTAATACAAGTACATTCGAATTACTAGATAACTTAGCTAAAGCTGTTGAATGGACAGGCGAAATACTTATTGATCTTATTCCAAAGATTTATGATACTGAAAGACAAGTATCTATATTGGGAGAAGATGGTACTACAGAAGGTGTTGTACTTAATCAACAAATACTAGATCAAGAAACAGGACAACCAGTTATATTAAATGATTTAAGTACTGGCAAATACAGTGTTACTTCAACAGTTGGTCCTACTTATGCTACACAAAGAGCAGAACAATTGAATGTATTAAGTAAGTTAAGTGAGAGTAATCCATTGTTTGGACAGCTTGCTCCAGACTTAATGGCACAGTCAATGGACTTTCCGTTTGGTGAAGAGCTTACTAAGCGTGTAAGGGCACAACTTATTCAACAGGGTGCTATTGAACCTAATGAAGAAGAAGCACAGTTACTACAAAGTAAACAGCCACAACCAACTGCAATGGATCAAATACAATTCAAGCAAGCACAGTTAGCACTTGAACAACAAGCTGCATTAATTGATAACCTTGAACTTCAGAATAAGAAGATAGCTGCTGATATTGCACACAAGTACTCACAGACTCGTAACAACTTAACTGATGATATTGAGACTAAGGTTGATATTAATGATAAGTTATTACAACAAGGTAATCCAAATGGTATGCCAATTGAAGAAGATGAACTTAAGGCCCGTTCAGAAGT